CCTCAACGCTGAAGAGGCGCGTGGCGAGGATCTCGGCGTCTTTGGGGTTGATGGTGAGCTGAGCCGGCTGCAGGCCGCCGGTGAGGATGAGCGGTGCGCGCGAGCCGCGCGTGCGAGACAGCAGCGTTTCCTTGAGATTCTCGAGCTGGGTCTTGTCGAGCGTGCTGTCGGTCTTCAGTGCGTAGTCGAACACCGCACCTTCGGAGAAGAACCGGCCAGCGAAGGACTGTGCGGCCAGCGCCGTGCCGATGGCCTCGCGCGCCGCGTAGGTGATGGGACTGGGGCTGGTGAGCCCGTCGTAGCCCAGGCTGGGCAGCTGGATCATGTCGGCCTGGTCGAGCACGTAGGCGGCGCCGATCTCGGGCTGCACGCGGAAGTACTTGCGGCCCGTCGTGCTATCCCTGAAGGGATGCACGCGCAGCGGGTGGTGGGGCTTCCAGCCGATGACACGGGAGCTGACCACCGACGGTCGCAGCAGCTCGGCAAAGCCGTCGCCATGGAACAGCTTGGAGCTGATGAGGTAGGTCCAGGCATCGGCGCTGGACATGTCCTCGTTGGCGCGCTCGTTGAGCATCCAGTGGTAGTCGTGCTCGACTTGCTGGCGGTCGGCGCCCATGCGTTCGAAGATGCCCAGGGGCAGCGTGGCGATGGCACCGGCAATGCGCGACACACAGGCATAGACAGCCGAAACCCGCATGGCGCTGGCTTCGGTGACGGCCACGCCGGACGCTGACATGCCGGCACCGCCGATGGCGCTGAGCAGCTCCTGGTAGTTGAGGTTGGTGCTGACGGCGTTTTCGCCGAGCGCCTGCACGGCAGGCGGCTTAGCCGACCAGTGGCCCTGCAGGGTGATGAGTTCGCTCACGGTCAGAAGCCCAGGTTGATGATTTGAGGAACCGGAGGCTTCTCGCCCTCGCCTGCCATGGCCCGCGCCACCGCGATGATGGTGGCCACCGCCGCGTCGATCTTCTTCTCGGCGCTGGACTTGCGCGGGAAGATGTTCTCGTTACGGTCGGGCTCTACCTCGACGTTGGAGAACATCCAGACGGTGGCGGGGTTGTCGTCGTGGTGGAAACGCCCGGCGTCCACCAGCGCCTCGATGAGCTTCATAGGCTCGGAGAGGTTGCGGGTGGTCATCGGCAGATCCACCACGGTGAAGCCGTCTTGCTGCAGGGCGGGCGCGATCTCGCGCGAACCCCAAGGGTCCATGACGATCTCGACAACCAGGTGCCGCTCCGCGTCGGCCATGGCGTCTTCCTTGATCTGGTTGAGATCGATCATGTTGCCGGGCGTCTTCACGAGATCGCCGGTCTCGACCCAGCCTTGGTAGTGCTCGTTCTCCACCTTCTCGACGGCGGCTGCAGGCAGGTAGTTGCGCGTGAACAGGTAGTAGTGCGGCTCGCCATCGATCTCGCGCTTGAAGATGAGGGCCTTGCTGGCGATGTCGACCTTGCTGGCCAGGTCGAGGCCGATCCAGGCGGGCTCGCCCAAGAACTGCTCCAGCGAGAGCGAGGCGTCTCCGCAGTCCTGGAAGTTCTGCAGGTTGAGCCAGGGCGATGCAGCATTGACCCAGATGTTGAGGTGCTTGGTCTTGAAGACGGCCTGCTTGCGCGGGTTGCTGAGCGCGTCTGCCAGCTGGGCCTGCAGGAACTCGGCGTCGACGCTGACGCCGTAGTTGGGGTTGGCCTTGATGAGTGAATTGACGTCGGTCCAGTCGTCGCCCTGGTCGACGGTGTAGACGATGCCGAAGCGCCGCTCGTCAACGATGACACCTTCGAGGATCTTCTGCAGCGCCACCTGGTGCACGTAGCACGGGCCGCCGATGTTGGAGCCCGCCGTGGTGATCACCAGCAGCAGTGGCTGCGAGCGGGCGCCCATGCCGGTCTTCATGGTGTCGTACAGCTCCGAGGTCTGGTGCTCGTGGTACTCGTCCACGATGGCGCAGCTGGGCGAGGCGCCGTCGCCGGGCTTGCCAATGACGGGCTCGAACTTGCTGTTGGTCTCCACCACGGCCAGGTTGCTGACGTTCACCAGTACGCCGAAGCGAGCGCGGAACTCGCCACCGATCTTGCCGCTGGCCATCAGGCGCGCGGGCTTGAACACTTCCATGGCCTGCTTGAGGCTGGTGGCGCCGCTGTAGACCTCGGCACCGAACTCGTCGTCGAGCGCGAGCATGTAGTTGCCGATCACGGCGGCGATGGTGCTCTTGGCGTTCTTGCGGGGCACGATCAGATCGGCGACACGGAAGCGGCGCTTGCCGGTCTCCGCATGCACCCAGCCGAACAGGGTGGAGAGGAACCAGACCTGCCAGGGCTCCAGGCGGATGCGCAGGCCGCGCGCGGCCCAGTCGCCCTTGATGTGCGGCTGCAGCTCGGCGAAGTGGCAGATGCGCACGGCCGGGAAGTAGGCCTTGCCCTTGCGATCGACCAGCTCGGGGTTGAACACGTACGGGAAGCCCGGGGTGTTCTGGCGCTGCAGGTCGTTGAGCTGGCGCTGGCAGGCCAGGCGCGCCCACTTGCATGCGGGGATGCGGCCCTCCACCACGTCGGTGGCGTATTTCAGGGCCATGGCGGCGTAGTCCTTCATGGATCAGAGCGCGGCGTAGCCGCCCTTTTCTCCGCCATCGTCATCTGGGAACAGATCGCGCTGGCGCACCGAGCTGGGAGCCACGGCGCTGCGCGAGGACGGGCTCATGCCGAACTGCGCCAGGAAGTCCTTCACCTGTTGCTGGGCCTTGTTGCCGATGACCCAATGGGGCGAGTAGGTCATGTGGCCGCTCGGCGTCATGACGGTGAGCCCATCGCCGCCGAGGTACACCTCGCCCTTGGCCTCCGCGTCGGCCCGGCGCTGCGCGGCGAGCGCCTGGTCGCGCGCCATCTGCTGCTCCGCCCACACCCACCGGGCGTAGGCCTGGCAGTACAGCGCGAGCGCCGTGCGGTCGAGCTTCGAGACCAGGCCGTACCGCTCCAGCTCGGGCGTGATGCGGCTCCATTCCTTGCGGGCCTCGGGCAGCAAGTGCCGCGGGCAATTCGGGATCTCAACCTCGGGCTGGAAGCCATCGGTCAGATCCGCCACCGTCTTCTTGCTGGGGTTGCCCCGCAGCAAGTGCACGTTCGCGGGCAGGGGCTGAGGCCCACGCTTTCCCATCAGAGGGTACCCCCCCCACCGGAAACTCCCGCGCGTGAAAATTTGGTTAGAGGCTCGGTCCCGAGACCAAGGCCGCCAGACTTTTCACCCCCCCCTGCCTGGCCGGCTGCGGCCTCGGCCTGGGTCTTGGCTGCGTGGCAGGGGCGGCAGATGGTCTGCAGGTTGGCGCGGGCATCGGTGCCGCCTGCGGCCTTGCTGGTGATGTGGTCCACCGTGTTGCAGCCTGGCGTGGTGAAGCCATTGCGCAGGCAGGGCTGGCACAGGCCGGCCTCCTCGCGCAGCACCTGGCGGCGGATCTTGTCCCAGGCCGTGCCGTAGCCACGCTCATGCCGCGTGCCGCGGCGCTTGTCTGCGAAGGAGCCAGGCTTCACCTTGTGCAGGGCGCAGCGGCCCGTACCGTCGTGGACGAGCGCCCTGCATTCGATGCAAGGCTTGGGAGCAGCGGTGGGCATTGGGTGAGCAGAAGTGCAAACGCCCAGCGCGATGGCCGGGCGTTTGATGTGGCGCTAAGTGACAAAGCGCCGAGAGTGCCTGAAATGTAGCACCGAACAATAACGCGTGAAACCCCCTCGCGTACTTACCCGAACAAAATTCCTCGCAGCAGGCCGTGTGCATACGCCACGCGGGCCACCACGGTGCTGACCGAACAGTCCAGCCGCAGCGCCTGCTCGGCCAGCGGCAGCCGCATGCAGTAGTGCATCACCAACGTGTTGCCCAAGCGCTGGCTGAGCGTGGCGATGGCCCGATGCGTGGCGCGTGCGCGCGAGGGGTGCGAGGTCTTCATCGTCGGCGTCAGGCCAGGGCTGGGAGGCGACCAGTCCGGGTGCAGCACGCTCATGGTGCTGAAGCCCGATCCATCGCCCACCGTGGCCCATTGGCCCCACTCCACCAGCAGCGCCTCCATCCGATCATCCTTTCCCATCTCTCTCTCCTTTCAAGAAGAACTGTTGCGAGTGTTGTGTGAGGTGTTGCGGCTGGAAGCCGCGCCGTTACTAGCGTTGCGCTGTTGTGAGGGGGTTGCCCATGCATGAACTCGTCGAGGTGCAAACGCTGATCAGCCACCACACGCACACGCGCACACGCAAGAACCCATCGAAACCGCGCAACACACGTAACGGCGCGGGTTTGCGGCGCAACAGCCCTCGCAACAGCCGCTACAAATCAATCACTCAGGGCCCGGCTGGGGGCTCGGGCCGCTCATCACCGCCGTCATCGCTGGCCAGGCCGTGCGGGCGCATGAAGCCGCGCAGCACCTGGTCGAAGTCCTTCACCGCGCTGGCCGCCCATTCGCCCTCGCTGGCGTACTCCTCGCCTGCCACGCAGTCGCGCGGTATCCAACAGCGCACCGCCTTGCGGCAGCCACGCACGGCAGGGTCCATGCGCAGCTGCACCGTTTTGGTCTTGAGGATGGGCGGCAGCTTGCTGCCGTCGTCAGCCCGCTCGATCCGCTCGCCAGCAAAGCGCCCGGCCTGGGCCGTGAAGAGCGCCTGCGTGGGCCAGAAGCGCTCGCCCGTGGCGTCACACCAGCGACGGAAGGCCTTGTACAGCTGCTCCACGCTGCACACGCACATCGGCAGCGGCAGATAGCCCAGCAGCCACTCGTGCATGAAGCGCTCGGCCGGCTTGTAGCCAAGCTCGATCAGGTTGAGCTTCGCCGTTGTCAGCGGCGGCTTGGTGTTCTCGTTGAACTCCTGCAGATCCAGGTTCAGCAGGAAGTGCAGAAACTTGGCCGCGCCGCCGCTGTTGAGGAACTCGCGCACGCGGGCGTACAGCGTGCCGTCCTCGGCCGCGGGCGTGTACACCACCAGGTAGCGCCTGTCGTTGTCCTCCAGCGCCAGCGGCTGGCTCTCATTGCTGAGGAACACCAGGTTCGCGTGGTTGGACTCCCAGCGCGTGTCCATGTGCATCGCGCGGATCGGTATCTTTTCCTTCTGCGTGACGATCCACTTCAGCCGGTTCTTCGCGTGGTACATCTCCTGCCGGCTCACCACCTCGTCGCCCACGATCAGCATCTTGCGGCTCAGCCAGGTGTTGTACTTGTCCTCGATCTCCGTCTGGCCCACCATCACGCCGTAGGCCCCATACATATCGCGGATCACATCGAAGAACAGGTTCTTGCCCGTACCCTGCGGGCCGTGGAACACCAGCGCGGTGTCCAGCTTCGCGCCCAGCCGCTGCAACGGCAGCGCGCACCAGCGCAGCACCCAGTCGGCGATCTCCTCGGGCCCGAGGCCTGGCGCCTCGCTGGTGCTGCACAAGTGCCGCAGCAGCTCGCACATCACCGTGCAATCGCCCTCCACCGGCTCCACCGGCAGGCCCTGAAACAGGTTGATGCACGCGCTGCTCAGGTCCTGCCCCGGCTCGAACATCACCTGTTCCTCTTGCACCACCCGCCGCTCGTCGCTGTTCATCCAGCGCTTCACCGGCTCATTGCCGAAGGTGTGCCGCAGGTTGGCGATCTCGATCGGCTTCAGCAGCGCCGTGTCCCAAGCAATCTTGCTGCCGTACTGGTAGGCAAACGTCTTGTGCAAACGCGTCAGGTTGGCCGTCTCTCGCTTGGAGAGCTTGCGAACCTTCCCGCCCGCGTTCTCGTCGTCATCGGCTTCGCTGCCCCCTTTCTGGGGCGGTTCGCCGCCCCCGGAGCCACCGCCCCCTCCCCCGCCCGCGTGTGCGTCCGGCCCGTCTTCCAAAGGGGGTGGGGGGGAAGATCGGCGCCGCCCGGCCCCAGCCTCGCCCCCCCCGTCCGGCGGCTCCTCGCGCCTGGCAGTGCCCTCGGCGCGCGGCCTCGCCGGCTTGAGCGTCACGCCCACCAACGGCGC